TTCATTAACTGTTGTAAAAAATGCACTTGTTTTTGTAGTGCTTACAACCTGTAAAATTTTACCTGCTGTAACAGTTCCAGAAGCTCCTAAATCAATTGATGTTCCATTAACTGTTACACTATCATTTACTAACTTAGAATTTGCAATACTACCTGCTAATTGTGCATTTGTTATAGATATATCACTTCCTAATTTATCATTTGTTACTGAATCATCATGCAATTTTGTTGTTGTGATTGCTTCATCTGCAATTTGGTCTGATGTAATTTGTGATAGTGCTCCTGCTATTGCCATTATCTTTGTAACT